GTTCGTAAGTATCTTGGGTTACAGACTCCTCAAACGGTCTCATTCGGCTCCTTCAGTGGAGTGATTAGAGAAAGGTAAGTAAAGCTCGCTTATCCCGTTACCCTAAGGTCGGTGAATATTCCGATACTCGTGAAACCATTAACGTAGAACCATTAGAGTCGCTTTGTTTGCTGCTACCTTGTTGAAGGGCTCGCACCCCCGATGCATGGTTTGGTCCGTTATTATTCACTGAGTGCTGTTTACCATACTAAAAATTATCTTGCGACAATCTTTACTACAGCAAACAGACCTATGCCTTCTCCATCTTGGATTAAAATTAAAGAAATTTTAGTCTTCGTGAGAGTGGCAGTGTGATCTTTAGGACTAAGACCATACATGGGTTCGTTCGACCTCCTTAGAACTAGAATTGAGAGATTAATTCAACTTAATGGCAGAACTTTTGTTTGCCAATATTTGAAAGAATGCTTTCGACTAGTTGTAAGATGGGCAGCTACGCATATGCGCCTAATGGTAACATTGGTGTGTCATGTGTAAGAGGCTTGCCGAGAATTATACCAGCTCAAATCAGACTTGCTATGATTCAGTGAAAAACTGAAGATAGCCTTTCTGGATTTGCTGTGATTAGATGTGTATTGACGGTGTTATCATTGTATCGGGTTATTGGGGTAAAAGCCCCTGTTAACCTAGGTACCATAATATCCCCCTTTAAAGGGGTTTACCAAACAATGGACTCTAACGTTATTCGAGCAATCGCTTCGTGACTGAAAGTTGGATTGGTTATCAAACCGGTTTCATTATTTATTAGCGAATCATCTGGTCCAAACTATAAACAAGCAATCTGAGGTTCCCCTTTAGATGCAGTCGCATTCCTATTTAATCCAATAATATGGTTTAATTTTGCAATGTGCTGCTACTTAAGTGGCAACCTGTGATTTCTATGTTGACAAGTTGGGATTGTGATGGGTTCACTTCCACTACTACCGTTGCTTTGAATCATTGGGCTATGCCCTGTATGA